AGATCAACATTGCTTTAGCGGTCGCTTCGTTTGCGGACTTAAACTTCATTAAAGTAGGAATAGCATCAGCAGTTTCAAGACCCAATGAGTTCAATGCAACATTAAGTTTTGCTCCATCTTCACCAGTGTCGGTCAAAGTTTTGCTAAGAGCGCCAACATTTGTAAGATACTTCCCTAAAGCCTCATTGTTTTTTGCAAGAACTTTCACCTGTTCTTGAATAGCGCCAGTTAACTCTGTTGTGCGTTCTTTTTGCTCTTTGTTTCTGTTTGAAAACGCAGAAAACAGTTTCATCAAAACAGTAAGCACAACAGTAAAAGCAAGCATTGGCAAAATTGAACTCACAAAACTTAGAGCCGCGACTTTTGCCTCAGTGAAACCTGCTTTTGCTGCAAAACCAAACGCCTTTACTGATCCAACACCCTGTTGTATTGAATAACGGTATTCGTCCATCATTCTTCTAGTAAAACCAATTGATGCAGCAAGCCTGATTTGCGAAGCGGTTGCCACACCATCTATTATTGCTTTTTCCGCCGTAGCAACTTTTGCCGCCATCATTGCAGCAACCATTTTGATACCAACCAACAAAATAAAAGGTTCAAGAATTGGGGTAATGGCGCTTAAAACTCCAGCAAAAAACTTAAAACCTTTAGCAAGATTTTCAATAACAAACACCAAAGGACCAGCAAAAGCCTCCAACATTGAAGCCGCACCATCCACAACAGCAATCGCTGCATCAGCAACACTCTTTGCAATAGAAACCAAAGCCTCAATAATAGGTTTTGAAACCTCCGCAATTCGCATGAAAGAATCACGCAATTTAGGTGTCATCACAACAAATGCACCAAAAGCAAGCATCAACGGACTAAAACCGCCCACCAAACCCCTCAACGGTGTCAACATCAAAATGCTTTTACTTGTCAACGCCGTCAAACCAACACTTACCGACATCAAAAGAGGCGTAAGTTTTTGAATACCATCACCAAAACCTTTTGCACTAATTTTTGAATCGTCAAGACCTTTTAACATGTCACGCAAATGTTTGACACCACTGACCATCGGGGCAAACATCATTTTTAGTGCTGTACCAAGTTCAACGATGAAAGGATGCAACGCTCCACCCTCGGCAACAGCAATAGACAACTCTTTTGTTAAATCATAAAAACCTTTAACAACAGGACCAATACCCTGAACCAAAGCAGAACCAAAAGCCACCTGCATATCATTCAAAATACGAGGAAACGAACGAATAACCTTCCCTGGCTCTTGCATGGCTGCTTCATAAACGCCCATAACCTTTGTTCCTTCTTCAAGGATGAGGTTAATAATTGCTTGTTGACGCTCAGTAGCCGTTAAATCGTTTTGAGACTTATGCAATGTTTTTGCGTAAGTAGCATAACCCTCTGAAGCCATCCGAGTAATACCAGCACCACGCAACAACATCGTATTACCTGTTTTGATAGCACGGGTAAGAAGCATTGCTTCATCGGTAGAGTTTTTTTGTGAAATAACTGCTAAGTCTTGTGCGGTACGAGCGATATTTGCTGCTTGAGCCATGTCCAAGTTGCCTTGAGCAAACTCCAACGCCATTTCCTGCGCCGAAGCCATTTCAATACCCATGTGGGCAATTTCTTTAGCCGCCTTGTTAATAGCGGTAGCACCAAGATGTGTTGACTTACCAACAGCCTCAATAGCAACCTTTAACTCTGATACACGGGCGGCAGCATCAAACGATGATTTACCAAACTTAAACGCCGCAAAAGAACCAGCGCCAATAACGCCACCCAAAACCGCGGCTTGCTTTGTAACACCCGACATCTGCTGTTGCAGATTTTGTGCAGACATTGAAGCCTGCTGAAAGGCTTTTTGCAAGCCGTCATCAATGGCTGAGAGCCGTGCTACTACCTCAAAATCACCAGCCATTTTTTCACCTCCTGCTATCTAGAAGCCTGTTCCGCCTCGTGAGCCTTCAATCTGTAATAGGCAGCCCACTCAACGATTTCGGCAGAAGTGATTGGAGTGTGAGCGGGCGAACCATACAAAAGTTCGGCAACCGTCCGCCCCAACTTCTCCGCTAGATCGTAGAGGAACCTTCTTTCGGTGTTGATGAGGAGTCTTTTCCCGCTGCATCAATCGCGTCCACGCCGAAGCCTGAAAGACGCATTGCGACAGTGTTAATTTTCTCCAAAGCGGCACCGTTCTTGGACATGATGGATTCTTTGTCCTCTGAACCAAACACTTGTTCACCCGTCAGTGGATCAAATACGCATCCAATAACTACTTCAGGCATCATCTTCGCAAAGTTGATGTTTCCATTGTTATCTGCTGCATCTTGAACGATCGCCGCACGAGCGGCACCACTCATTCCACGGATTTCTACATCTAACCCCCATTGTTCAATCTTTACGATTTCACGCTGAAGGTCATCTACTGCAATAATGCGGTCACGAAGGGACACGATATTTCTCCTGTGTTTGTTTGTTGGTTGGTTTCTACTGTTTAAGCCCAAGTGCCGCGGGTAACTGCACCCGTGACTTGAAGTTCAACAGAAGCCTTTACAGAATCGCCAACTGCTGCCGTAACTTGATACGACTTCATAATGGCTTCTCCTGAGTATTTGATAAGACCAGTGGTTGAACCTGCTGGACCGTACTCAAATGAAATTGTTGCTGCTTGACCAAGCACACCCGCAAGTGTTGCATCTGCTGTCGCATCAAACAAACCTGAAAGGCTTACCGTTGCGTCCGACAAACCCACAATGTAAGTTTTTGCTGAACCTGCAACACCAAAAGTTGTTGTCTCGGCGGTGTCCACTGAACGCGGGAACCCCACATTGTCTAAATATGCCGAATAATCCACCAAAGTGCCTGATGAGTTGTCCAACTTGAATACTGCTGACTTGCCATGTACAAATGCCACGATTTACCTCCGTGCGAAAGATGTTTGATATGTGATTGAGCCTGTACCCGAAGCGAGTGTTACCTGCGACCTCAGATATCGGTTAACGGTGGTGCCAGCCGCAACTGCGACCCGTTCCGAAGTTGTAACCGTTGTTGCTACAACGGTAAATGTTGCTAAGTCAGCAAAAGTTGAGTTATCAACTGAATGTTGGATTTTGAAGGTAGCATTAGCGGAGCGTGAGTTTGCTGTGACATGCAACTGAGCAAGACCACCATTGGCGGTAGAAGTAGCGTTGTCAACAGCCGTATTGTTCGTTGTTGCGGTGTCTGCGCCTAACGCATGAAGGGAAACACCATAATCATTTCCACCGTCAGATTGTGCTTCGTAGGAAACTGAAACAACATCCGCAACAGGGGCAGTAACCGAATAAGACTTGGTTTTACCTTTAAGCAAAACAACACGATTTCCAATGGTTGTTCCACCCGAAGCAAAAGTAATTGGCGAAAGAGTGTCAGAGCCAATGCTTGCGGCAAGAACTTCGTCAACTGCCAAAGCCGAACCATCAAACATACCCGAAGCCGACAAGGTAGAGTCCTTCAACCCCGTTACATACGACTTTGAAGTGGACCCGAACGCAGTCACCTCGTTTGTGTCCACCGAGGAATTAGCACTCCCGTTGTTCAGGTATGAACTCAGATCGTAAGCGCCGTGCAAAACGACAGCCGATTTACCGTGAATGAAAGCCATTACTTTTCCTCCGAATCAATCGCATCAGGAATGTCAGCAACTTCCACAACTTCAGGTTCAACTTCTTCAACAATAGGTGCGTCAACAGATTTGCCACTTGAATCAACAAGTTCAATCAAACCCTGTTCACGCAACCATTTAATTGACTTAGAAGGAACATCGTCAATGACTTCGCCTGCTTCAACGCGGCGATTAGGAGGAAACTCCAAACCTGTCTTGACTAGATACTTCGGCATCTGCACTCCTGATAGTGGACGAGCCTCTACCCCGAAACCGACCTGACCACAAGGGTACGAGCGGGCGATGCCGAGGTCACAAGGACACGAGTTACGGCAAAACTTTACATTGCCGAACCGCCACCAGCAGACTAGATACGCCTTTAGTTACCAACCACCTTCAGGAACAATCCATGGCGACCAGTCTTGACCAGTCACATCAAACAAAAGTTTTCCTGCCTTCAAGTTTGTAAAAGCATCCAACAAAGGTTCCTGTGTACAGATTTTCATTTGCGTACAGATCGGCGCATACTTGTTGCGTTTAGGCAAAAAATTGACCCCATTTATTTGCAGCAGCCCGCTGTCTGACGGATGACTCATGGTGGACATTTTAATAAACTTACAATCTGAATCCACAACAGAGCCGCCGATTCTGTTCGGGCAACAACCCGACTCGCGTTGAACTATTTTTGTCAATTTGCCGATGTGTTTAGGCTCCCAACCAGCGCTTAAAGCCATTTCAGGAAGCCAACTGCAATCACCATGGCGAAACACAATAGGAGCCACCGTAGGGGCTGAGGACACGACAGGCGCTAAAGACATCACAGGGGTTAGTCTCCCCGAAGGAGCAACAGCCTTAGATTCTGCTGTACCCACCAAATAACACACACTTAAAACTGTCACCGTGAACACGGTTAAAAAAACTCTCTTCATCAGAACCTCCGAAGAAATTGGGCAATAAAAAAGCAGATCACGACATATACAGCGACCGCCGAAACAACTTGCAATGAACCTCCAAAATGGGATCGTTGTGGAATATAACTTCTCAACACCCCGCAGGGGTTATTCTCTTTCTAACCTGTTTACGCCTCTCCCAAGGCTAGTCAAACCGTTGCCAAATTGTAACCCAAAAAGCCCCTGAAGGCAACAACCTAAGCGCCGTTTTTAGCCTTACAGCGGTGGCAAATGATAACCCATGGTCTAGTTACCTGTATTGCGAGCATCTTTTTGCATCTCCAACAACGAGGCTCTTTATCCTCAGAAGCGAGCGCCCCGTAAGCCGAAATTGGCTGTTGATCTAACTCATCCATACGGTGTAATCGCATCCGAT